CCGTGTTGCCGCCAGTAACGCTGCATTCGAGAAGGGGAGGGTCTTTATTAACTCGAAGGCTTGCCCTGCAACGGCACGCGGGTTAGAGCAGCAGGCCTATGATAAAAATGGAGAGCCAGATAAGAACGGAGTAATCGACCATATGGTTGACGCCGCGACATATTTGATCGCTTACGAGATGCCAGTGGCTAAACCTGTCATCAATATACCAGTTACTTTCGCTCTCTAACGCACATGTGTTACTCTTTAAAAAGCCGCTTAACTGCGGCTTTCGTCGTGTGTTATCCTGTCCTCACTAGGTGGGCGAATTCTTGCGCCCTGATATCGCCAATACGAGGGCCAACAGACAATGTTAAATATGAACGGTCAGAATCAGGGTGTTAAGACAAAACACCGTGAATGGCTGCATCACTTCAATAAATGGCAGAAGGTGCGCCACGCGCTCGCGGGTGACCTTATTCGCTATCTGCGCAACGTCGGGAAGAACGAGCCAGACCCAACCTATGCTGCACAACGGCAGGAAGAATATGAGAACGGTGCCATATGTTACAACTTCACCAAGCGCACCCTGGCAGGGATGCTGGGGTCGGTAATGCGCAAAGACCCCGAGCAGATTATCCCGCCTGAACTGGAATACCTGTTACGCAATGCCGACGGTTCGGGTGTCGGGCTGTGGCAGCACGCGCAGGATACGCTGATGGAGATTGACTCGGTAGGCCGTGGCGGGTTGCTGGTGGATGCCCCGGAGACCGCCGCAGCAACGGCAGCGGAGCAGAACGCGGGGTTATTAAACCCGGTAATCGCATTCTATACCGCGGAGAACATCATCAACTGGCGACTGACACGCATCGGTTCAGTTAACCGCGTGACAATGGTCGTGTTGCGCGAGGTGTGGGAATACTCAGAACCTGAAAACGAGTTCGAAACAAAATTCGGCGAGCAATATCGCGTCCTTGACCTGATTGAAGGCCGCTACCGTCAGCGCATTTACCGCTTCGACGCCGAAGGTGGTGCTCAGGATGACGTAATCGAAATATTCCCGGAACTTGGCGAACAGTTGCGCGGAAAAATCCCGTTCACGTTCATTGGGGCGAGCAACAACGATGCAACCATCGACGAAGCCCCTTTGCTGCCGTTGGCTGAACTAAACATAGGACACATGAGAAATTCGGCTGATGCGGAAGAGGCCAGCTTCATAGTAGGCCAACCGACACTGTTTATCGCCCCCGGCGAGAACATGAGCACGGAACAGTGGAAAGAGGCTAACCCACACGGCGTGCGCATGGGGTCGCGTTCAGGTCATAACATCGGCTACGGCGGCAACGCGTTTCTGGTTCAGGCCGCGGATACCAACCTCGCCAAACAGAATATGCTGGACAAAGAGCAGCAAGCTATTCAGATTGGCGCACAGCTTATCACCCCGACCCAGCAAGTAACCGCTGAATCAGCTCGCCTGCAACGCGGCGCTGACACGTCCGTTATGGCTACAATCGCGCGTAACGTAAGCATGGCGTATACCGATGCGTTGCGCTGGGCGGCTGCTATGCTAGGATTGCGTGAAGACACCGAGATTGAGTTTAAACTTAACATGGACTTCTTCCTGCAACCTATGACCGCACAAGAGAGGTCCGCCTGGATGGCGGATATTAACGCCGGGCTGTTACCCGCCACGGCGTACTATGCCGCGTTGCGTAGGGCCGGTGTCACCGACTGGACCGACGAGGATATTCTGAACGCTATTGAAGATGCACCTTTGCCGTTGGGTGCTGTTACTCAGGTAGCGGGGGAGATTCCGCAAGCGGCACAACAATAGGAGTAAAGAAAAAGGCCCCATTACGGGGCCTTAGTTTTAGCGGATATTAGCCGCACATTTACGCACAACACGAGGTATCGTTTCTTTCAGTTCATCCCACGAATTTATGAACTCCATATCAAGCGCCTGAACCAAAGCTTTCTGGATGTCACTTCGCAACTGATTGGTCTTCGCGTCCTGAGAGTCCCATGTATCGAAACCCGTTACTTCACGGATGTCTACGGATTCCTTGACTAACTTTGCCACCTGAATGAAGTGACCGCTATGCCCAATCCTACCCTCCGTACGCTCAATCATTCGACTAACGGCAGCGTTAAGCTCAACAAAGCTCACCGCGCCGATGTTACGTAGCTCGACCTGCCGTTGCGTAACAAAGCGGTCGATGACGAGGAAATGGAAATAGGTGCTGTACTGCTCAGCAATATATACCGCCAAATGGAGACATGCAAATGTGGAGCCGTTACGCCCTCGTGTAACCTTGATTGCGTCTTTAATGCCAAGCTGCTTTTCACACTCGGCCTTGAACTCTTTAAACCCCTCCGTTGTCATTAACTGCCGTAGGTGCTTAAACCCCATACCATTGTCTAAGCGCCAACGATTCATCTGGTCGACCAGTTCATTCACATTAATAAAGTTTTCACGGTCAAAAGTGATTTCACCATAAGGGAACTCTAATGTTTGCAGTTTCATGTGTATTTCTCCTATTTAAGTGTACTCCTAAATGGTATATATAAATATACCATTTGTCAATGCTGATTATTATGATAAAACAACACGATTATGTCTGTTCCTTATTGGCTGATATGATTGCCCTGCCAGAACAGGAGGGATATATGCCGCTACTTACATCATTAATCAGCCACCAGGTATGGTTACAACGCACCGCATCCGGCGAGGTGAAAGACCTGGCACCATTCATCCAGCAGATGCGCGATGAGGTTAAGCGACAGGTGTTGTTGTTTGGCGATGACAGCAGAACGGCGGCGAGACTTACCATCATGCTGCGGGAACTTGAGCAAGCACTGAACGGGATTACGTCAGGATGGTACGAGAAATTACTGGCTGATGCCCGCGAGCTTTCTGACTATGAAATTAACTGGAACGTAAAAACCCTGTCGACCAACGTTAACGCTAATTTCGTAACACCGGCCGCCGAACAAGTATGGGCTGCCGCAACTTTCGCACCGCTTGAACTCAGCGAGAAGCCGGTTGATTTTGTTTCCCTAATGAGTGGCTGGCGGCAAACCGAGGTAAATCGCCTGGTCATGGGGGTTAAGTCTGGGTTCGTGCAGGGTATGACCACCAGACAGATAGTTAAGAACGTTGTCGGCGCTGGCGGGCTTGCTGATATCTCCGAGCGTAATGCGGCGACGGTTATCCGTACAGCCCTGGCGCACGTATCCAACGAAGCACGGCAACAGGTTTACGCGCAGAACGACGATATCATCACGAAATACGAATGGGTATCCACACTCGACTCTCGTACTTCTGCCGTTTGCAGGGCCCGAGATTCTATGCAGTACGAAATAGGCAAAGGCCCTCTACCGCCAGCGCATCCTAACTGTCGGTCGGCCACGGCACCGGTAATAAGCCCAGAATTCGACTTCCTGGATAAGGGCGCAAAACGGGCGGCAAGGGGCGCGGATGGTGGTCAGCAAGTAAGCGCGGACACGACCTACTACGAGTTCCTTAAACAGCAACCGGCCTGGTTCCAGGACGAAGCACTCGGCCCTGTCAGGGGTAAGATTTTTCGTAATAGTGGGATAACCCCGGAAGAATTTCGTGTAATATCAGTAGATGGATTCGGGCGTCCGTTAACTCTTAAAGAGATGGCGGAACTCGATAAGCGTGTTGCCGATTATCTGAAAGAGGAATAGAGATGGGCTTTTTCAAAGTTAAAGATGTACCGTCGCGCCGTGTAGTTCAGTACTCCCGTGTGTCTGGCTCCAGCGAGAACGTGGTATTTATTGAAGATGAAAGTGTACTCGGTACGCCTGTAGACGATATGCCGTTTGCAGATAAAACAGGTATTGTACTGCCTGCGGCGGGCATGCTCTATGAGATTCCGTATCTGGCGGACGCAGGCGATGTGTATTTCTCTGTGCAACCGCAGGACGTTGAACTGGCGGACGGCAGCGCAACTATCACCGTCGAAGTTAAGGCAGGTAAAGCGCCGTATGCGCTGACCTGGTACAAAGACGGGAAGGAAGTGGTAAACGTCCCGGAAGAGGCTCTATCTTTGACAGTTAATGTGGTCGGCGAGTACTTCGTTAAAGTTACCGATGCCGATGGTGTAGGGGCTGTCAGTAAAGCAGTGAAGGTCACTGAGTCAGAATAAACTGAAGCCCCGAAAGGGGCTTTTTAACGCCCGTGATTATTCCAGTTATTCCGCTCAATTGTAAATCTTGGAATAAACTATTCGAATAGTTGACTTTTAACCAAAAATATGCTAAGCTCCACCTGAGCTTGTGAAGTATGAACAAGCGACCGCGGCGCGGGCAGGTAACGGAGCGGGACGTAAGTCCTGAGTGTAGTTACGCTGACGCGTTCGGAAGGGCCGTAGTCTATTGCTTGTGTAAAAAGTAACTTGTTTACCGAGATTACGCCGTTTCTATGTTTAAATGATAAGGACTAGCGCCCCGCCTTAAGGCGGGGCTTTACTTATCGAGAAAGGAGAAACATGAATCTTAAAGCAACTGTCGTGGCAGGAGCATGTTTCATCATCCTGACTTACGCACTCGGCATCTACCAGTATCGCGCCGGCTGGAACGAAGGCCGGGCGAATCTTGTTTCACAGCAACAGCAGAAAGCACAGGCTGAGCTGGCGAAGAAAACACAACGGCAGCAGCAGAACGATACCAGGGCCGCCGCCGCCGAATCGGAAGGCAAAGAAAATGCGGAGGCTATCACCCGTGAAGTTATCAAATACGTTACCCGCCCTGGCCGCACTGTCTGTGAGTTTCCTCCTGAGCGGGTGTCAATCAAACGACGTGCCGCCGAGAATGCTAATTCCATCCCCGGATACGACGTTGATGCAACCACCGTGCAAAATGGTGCTGCCAAGTAGTGATGTTGATGAGGACCTGGCCGTAGATGTGCAGAACGCCGAGTGCACACGGCAATTGCGTCTGAAAGTATTCCGGTTGCAGGAGTACATAAGGAATATTCTGGAATAGTTGCCTTAGTAAGTGGAATAATTTATTCTTGTTACAGAAACACCGGGTGGCCCGGTGTCCTAAAGTCCAGGGGACATATTGACTATGAATCGTTTTTTACATTACCCACTTCATGAAGAAGCCGGGGTGGAAGATAAACTTGGTGCGGGTGACGCCCCAAAAATGTACACCGCCGAAGAAGTGCAGGCACTGATTGAGAAAGAAGTGGCCGGGCTTAAGGCGAATCAAGAAGCGCTCCTTAACGAGAAAAAGGAAGCTGCGCGCCGGGCTAAAGAAGCCGAAGAAGAACGGCAACGCGCCCACCAGGAAGCGCTTAAGGCTGCCGGTAAAATGGATGAGTTCGAAAAGACGATTCGTAGTCAGTATGAACCTGTACTGAAAGAGAAAGAAGAGCGTTACGCGTCTTTAGCTGCGCGTATTCTTGGCAGCGAACGTAAGGCTGTTTTAGGTTCTTTCGCTGGTGATTTCATCACCCCAGAAGCGGTAGAAATCCTGGCACCGTTCGTTAAGACCGAGTTCGAAGGCGAAGACGTAGTGACTAAATTCATGGGTGCGGATGGCAATGTTGTTACTACCGACCCTGAGCAGTTCCGCAAATACCTGCGTGAACATAAAGCTTTTTCGCATTTGATTAAAGCAAATGCAGCTTCCGGTGGCGGGGCTTCCGGGAATAAAGGCGGCGGGGCCGCACCAGCGTTTAAAGATATGAGTGAAAGTGAGCGATTAGCTCTCTATAAATCAAACCCTGCCGAATTTGAACGGCAACTTAAAGCCCTGAGGAAATAAATAATGGCAATTACCACTATTGGCGACATCGTAACTGGCAATATCCCTGTACTGGCGTCTTACATGACCGAAGACCCGGTAGAGAAAACAGCGTTTTTCGACTCCGGCATTCTGACTCCAACTCCGTATGCTGCCGAGATTGCCCGCGGCCCGTCCAACATTGCTAACCTGCCGTTCTGGAAAGCTATTGATACCTCTATCGAGCCTAACTATTCGAACGATGTGTATCAGGATATTGCTACCCCGCGCGCTATCCAGACCGGTGAAATGATGGCCCGCGTTGCATATCTGAACGAAGGTTTCGGTCAGGCTGACTTTACTGTCGAACTGACTAGCCAGAACCCGTTACAGTCTGTGGCATCCCGCCTGGACAACTTCTGGCAACGCCAGGCACAGCGCCGTCTGATTGCGACCGCCCTCGGTCTGTACAACGACAACGTGTCCGCTACTGATGCATATCACGAGCAGAACGACATGGTGGTGGACGTTTCCGCTACCCTGGGTTTCGACGCTGGCGCTTTCATTGATGCTACTCAGACTATGGGTGACGCATTGATGGGCAACGGCGGTGAGGTTCTCGGTGCTATCGCAATGCACAGCTTCGTATACGCACAGGCCCGTAAAGCCCAGCTTATCGATTTCATCCGTGATGCTGATAACAACACCATGTTCGCCACCTACCAGGGCTATCGCGTCATCGTCGACGACAGCATGACCGTAGTAGGCCAGGGTGCGCAGCGCAAGTTCATCTCCATCATCTTCGGCCAGGGTGCAATCGGCTACGGCGAAGGAAACCCCGTGATGCCGTTGGAATACGAGCGCGAAGCATCTCGTGCTAATGGTGGTGGTGTAGAAACGCTGTGGACTCGTAAAACGTGGTTGCTGCATCCGTTTGGTTACAGCTTCACCAGCGCTGTAATCACCGGCAACGGCACCGAGACTATTGCCCGCTCCGCTAGCTGGCAAGACCTGGCTAACGCCACCAACTGGAACCGTGTAGTCGACCGTAAGCATGTGCCGATTGCGTTCCTGGTAACTGGCGTCGGTGCTTAATCGTAGGGTATACTCTTGGGGGACTTCGGTCCCTCTTTTCATTTATACGGAGACTACATAATGTCAAAGACAGGTAAAGGGTTACCCCGCAGCCTGGTTAACGCGGAATTCGATATCCCCGCCGCCACCACAACGGCAATCGGAGGGGTTAAAAAGTCCGCTACGGTAGCTGCACCACCGGCGATTAGCGCGGGTAGCGGTGCAGCCGCTGCTGCTGAACCTACGAAAGAAGAGTTTGACGCACTGGTCACCAACTACAATAAGTTGCGTACGGATGTGACTTCATTGCGCACCACCGTTACTAATCTGTTAACCGCCCTTAAAAACGCTGGTACTGTATCCTGAGGAGGATAAAAAATGGTTGATGTAATTAAACGTCGTATTGTTGGGGTATCTGATGACAGCCCGCAGGACGGGCAGGTTGAGATTGATATGCAAAACGTGATGCCGTTGCGCTTCTCTACAGGTCTCGATGATACTACCGCGGTAACAGCCGGGCAGGCTATCACCCTGACTGTAGCGCTTGCCGACGGAATGGACCCTAAAACGGTTCAATGGTATAAGGATAATAACGCCATCTCCGGTGCAACCGGTTTGACTTATACAAAGGCCAACTCCGCCGCAGCGGATTCTGGCACCTATAAAGTCGTAGCACATGACGGGTACGGTAACATTATCTCAGATAGCACAGTAGTAACCGTAAGTTAAATACGCGCGGCCTCCGGGCCGCTTTAAGGATTAGACATGGCAGATAATTATGTAGTACGGGAACAATACAAAGGCGTGGTTGAGGTTGACGGGCAGTTAATGCCGATGCGCGAAGAGGTAAACCCAGAAGCATTAATCGAGACCCAACCGGTCGCAGAAGAACCACATTACAACGGTGGCGGGGAACCTAAGCAACGTCGTCGCCGCAAAAGCGTAGAGGAATAATTATGCCGCTTGTCGTGGAAACAGGGCAAGGCCTCCCAAATGCCGACTCTTACGTCAGCCTGGAAGACGGGCGCGCACTGGCCGCTAAGTACGGTCTTGAACTGCCGGAAGATGACACCGCGGCGGAGGCTGCTCTTCGTAATGGTGCGGTGTACGTCGGCCTTTTTGAGTCTCAGATGTGCGGACGTCGTGTATCTGCAAACCAGGCACTGGCATTCCCCAGAACGGGCGTTACCCTGCACGGGTTCCCCCAGCCATCTAACGTCATCCCTCCGTTAGTTATTCAGGCTCAGGTAATGGCCGCCGTTGAGTACGGCGCAGGCACGGACGTTCGGGGGTCCACTGACGGGCGCGAGGTGCAGACGGAGCGAGTAGAGGGTGCGGTAACCGTGTCCTACTTTAAGAACGGCTACTCGGGCGGCACAGTAAGCATCACGGCAGCCGATGATGCGTTACGCCCTCTCTTATGTGGAAGTAATAATGCTTACTCCTTTAATGTTTTTAGGGGCTAAACATGGCTAAGACTAAATCGGAAATATTCGCTTTGATTGGGGCAAACTTCCCCGATAACCAGTCAGGTCTGATTACGCCTGAAAAGTTGCGAGAAGTTACCACACAGATGGCGGATTCTATGTTGTACGGCGTTAAAGAAGTAGAGGTACTTCGCGCGTCGTCTACCGCTATCCAGGAACCATCTACCACTGGTACAGCGTTAACCGTATCCTTTGGTGGGGCGCAGAAAACAAGCTCCGACCCGGTAATGATTAATGCATCCGGGGTAGTTACGTTCAACGCCGCCGGCAACTACGCTATCCGTGTTAAGTTACAGGCCGGTCGCACCGGGGCGAGCGGAACATCCATCCTTCTGTCGCGTGTTCTTCTCGGTGGTGCGCAATTCGGATTACCAGCAGCGACTAAACTGGCGAGTGCGGAATCCACAATCCCCATTGAATCTCGTGTGGTTGTGAATGCCGCAGCCGGGCAGACTTTTACGGTAGAGATTATGCGTGACGCCGCCGGTTCCAACTTCGGAGGGCTGTACCCTCAAGTAGCAACGGTTAGCTCCTGGGGTGTAGCCCCATCCGCATTGCTGGTCATCTCAAGACTGGAGGGTGTGTAATGGGCACCGCTTTTAGTAAACGGATGCAAGGCGTAGGTACTCGCCTGCTATCAAAATACGGCAGCACGGTAACTTTGTTACGCAAAGGCCAGAAAACATGGGACCCTGTTTTAGGGGAGTATGTGTGGGGCCCCGACGTCGTACTCCCTCTTAAAGCGGTTCCTGTACCCGTTAATGCCGGTCTTGTAAACGGAACTACTATACAGGCTGGGGACATGATGGTTAAAGCGGATTACAGCGTAGTACCAAAGATGGATGACAAGGTGCAGTTTAGCGGTGAACAATGGTCTGTAGTTGCTATTGAGAAGAAGATGGTTAACGATGACGTTGTGGCATACTTTATTCAGGTGAGAAAATGAGTTTCGCGCTTGATGTCTCTAAGTTCGTGGAAAAGGCGAAGAAAAACCCTGAGAAGGTAATGCGTCAGGTTTCTATAAAGTTGTTTTCTGCGATTATCAAAGCGAGTCCCGTAGATACCGGGCGATTTCGTATGAACTGGATGGCCTCCGGAAGTACTCCCGCCGACGGGACTACAGACGCTACCGATAAATCAGGCAACACGGCAACCGGTAAGGTTACGAGTTTCGTGCTAAACGCTGCTGACTGGCATACCTTCACTCTTACTAACAATTTGCCGTATGCACAACGTCTGGAGTACGGTTGGTCCCAACAGGCCCCACAAGGATTCGTTAGAGTTAACGTATCGCGTTTCCAGCAACTATTAAATGAAGAAGCCTCTAAGGTGAAATAATGGCAACATATTTTGAGGATTTAACAAAAGCATTCGACACGGCGCTGGTAGCATTTGGTACGGCCAACGGTATCAGGGTGGCATTAGAGAACATCGACGCGCCGACGTCTACCGATGTGCCGTATCTGGCTAGTTATATGCTGTTGTCCGATACCGAGCAAGCCGACCTGTTCTGGACGGAACAAAGGGCGGGTGTTTATCAGGTGGACATTAACGTCGGGTCGGCTACGGGTAGCGCTCCTGTTAATAGGTTAGCGGATAAACTAAACACCACCTTCGCGGTCGGTAACTGTTTTAGTCGTAACGAAATCTGTGCTGAGGTACAATCAGTAAGCCTCGGTCCTCTTATTGTTGAGAATGGATGGGCGAAGAGGCCTCTCTCAATTAATTTCATAGCCTTTACAGCGAGGATTAGATAATGGCGCTACAACCATACAAAGGCGCGATGACCGCGCAGTTTTACGTTCTTGAGACAACACCGGGCGTGACGCCAGATAGTCCCGTATGGCAGCCGCTACGCAACACCGGCGGCATTCCAGCCGTAACACGCGACGCCCTCGTCTCTAATGAACTGGACGGCAGCCGTGAAACATCGTCCATCCGCACCGGTAACCGCCAGGTAACGGGAGAGTACGCCATTGAGCTAAGCGCTGCCAGCCAGGATGAGCTGCTGGCCGGTGCGATGACGAGTTCGTGGGTGGCGGGTTCTACCGCATCAGCAATCAGTATTACCGTAGACCCAGTAGCGAAAACTTTCACACGTGCAACTGGCAGTTTTGTGACCGACGGCGTTGACGTTGGTGACCTGGTGCGATTTGATGGCCTGTCGGGTAATAATGACAAAGCTTTCCTCGTTACCGCGGTAACCGCTACGGTTGTAACCGGCGCAGGTATCCAACATACTTTAACGGCAGAATCCGACGTCCAGGCCGATTTGCGTATCGCAGATAAACTGGAAACCGGTAACTTGTGTAAGACTTATTCGATTCTTACGTGGTTGAAAGGTAAGTGCGGAAACCCTGATTCGTATATCATAACCCGCGGCGTCGAGTTTACTGGGTTCACTATCGAACAGGCCGTTAACGCGATGGTAACCGGTTCTTTCCCGTTCATTGGTCTGAATCAGGAAATTCTGGAAGAGCCGCCGAGGGGTTCAAATTTCACGACTAATTTTTCCGCCCGTCCGTTTGCATCGGTTGATGTATCAGTCTATGACGGTACTGCACCGCTTAAACTCATTGACACGTTCACTATTACTAACGACAACGGCACATCCGCACAGTTCGAGTTAGGGAATACCGACGTAGCGTTCGTCGAGCGCAGTCGTGCCGCCAACACTTTCTCGCTGGCCGGTAAACTGTACGACCTGACGCTGCTAAACAAATTCCTGGATGAAACAGAAATGGAGGTATCTTCGGTTCTTGATGGTCCAGATGGTGCAATGAGCTTTACACTAAAACGTGCTTCCCTGACGTCTGCAACTCCGGAAATCGGAGGCCCAGAATCTATTACCCTGTCTCTTGAGGGCCAGGCCACCGGCAACAAGTTCCAGTCATCAATTGTTATCCAGCGCATTAAGTACGCATAAGAAAAAGGCCCCTTTCGGGGCCTTAGTTTTAAATTAAACCTTCTTCTGTTAACTTACCAATAATCCACATCTCACCTTCAGCATAGAACATAGCCTGTGAGTGTCCAGTTTCTGTCTCTCGCATGATGCCGTAGCCTTTGTCGATGAACCATTGCTGGAAGACACGTCCTCGCTTAACGGAACGATTGTACACCCCGAATTGCTCAAGCTGTTTATTCATCCACACGGCAGATTGCCCGAACTTCTGCGCCACCTGCGTTGCGTTGTACAAGTTATTACGGTCGATGATGCGGTCGTAGACATCAGCTTTTGGTGCCATTTCCTTGTTCTCAAGCGCAAGGCGTTCTTTCTCCTCCCACAAGTCCGCAGCCAACCTTAAAGCCTCTCCCATTGTCTGGGGCACCGGTAAGGATGGTTTGCTCACTTGTGATTCCAGCTCCTGCCAGCGCCGGATGATAGCCGCGCGCATTTTTATGCTGTACCCTGAAATCAGGATTAACGTTTCTTCCTTGCTTAATTTATATACTTTCCTCGGAACCGGGAAGCCTAAGTTATTGATTTCTTCGAAAAACTCAAATTTGAGCCGCTCGGAGATACCTAATTCAGATGCCATCCGCTCTATATCGCGGAGAACATTTTTATGCGCTTTGCCTGTTAGTTCCGCAATCTCACGGCTGGACATTGTTTTTACTTCTACGGCGTTAATTAAACTGTTCATACATTCCTCTCTCTCTTGTTTGTGTATCTGTATTTAACTTCGAACGTGTGTATCGTTCAAATCGGGTTCTTTATCGTCACGATAAAAAAAAGCCCCTTTCGGGGCCTTTTCTTACTCGTCAATATTGCTTCGGTATTGCCGCAACTTCTCCAGACTTTCAATTGCTTCAGCTAAGTCGGTTTCGGTGTCTTTGTGCCCCCGCAAGCCCATACACAGCAGTTTCTTTAAAGCATGCTGCAACGCCGGGTCGCGGACGTCGAAGGCCCTCAGAATGTCGTACACGTCTACAGTCATGGTGCTGCCGTGAATGTTTGTCATTGTGCGGTTGTATTTATTTGTCATCTCTACACCCTATTTATAACCGTTGTTGAATGTTGTCAGTCCATGGTTTATGTTGAACCTATTAGACACAGACATGTAAATTCTTTCACCTGTATTTTAGTATGTTGATTTGGGGTTCATATCTCGCAGCATTTCAACAGGTATACTTATACGGGACACCTCACCATATCGTTTATGGTACGTAATCACATTTGCGCTTCTACCTGAATAATATCCGCCTTTACTAGAATACTCATCTTTAGCCGCTAATGTCTGGTGTTGCTCAACAATTAGAAGATTAGTCTCTTTAACCGCCCTGTGATGGAGGTGGCCTGTATGGACATATGTGAACTTACACTGCCCGTACATCTCCCGATACTTACCGATTATAGCCTGCTCTACCTTAGTAAAGTTAGAACAATGCCCGTGATGTGCTGAAATCATACAAGCCCCGAACTTGTACGCATAATACGGCGACACCTCCCGGTTAACCTCGATGCGAGGCTCATTTGCGTATACCTCATAGAACATCTCCCGGAGCCACAAAGAAGAACTAAGGTCGTGGTTACCTTCACAGATAAGAAGTTTAACCTTCTTGTGTTTTCGTAAGCACAGCGAGACAGCCAGCTTGATAACCTTAATGGCCGTGCGTATCATTTTAAACAGGCGACTATCCGCTGAAAGAATATGACCGCTCATAGGGGTCATTGCTTTCATGCCGTCGTAGTGCATTTGGTCCCCTAAGAAGTTAATGATACATTCACCACTCGGTGGACTCATACAAACCGCACTGTTGAACCAGTCAACTGCGAGAGATTCCGCGATTGTGGTGTCGTAATCATCTCCGCCTTCTTCCTGGCACGCCAGCATTCCGATGTGATGGTCCGTTATTGTATAAAGATTAAGTAAGTCGTCATCTGTGCCGTTTTTGGGCAAAGTGACCGGGTCATACTTAGGTAAATCTTTTTTCATCTCGTCCACAACGGCCTTCATCAACTCGACCTGACGCTCGGCATCGGTATCGGTTTTCACCCATTGCAGTTTCGTATTGCCGAACTCATCAACCAGTGACGACGTACCCTTAATCTTATACCCATCAGGCACAAGGTGGCTTACATCACGACCGTGCCCGACGCCTTTCTTCGCTAAACGAGCGGAACGAAGCTGAACATTACGGCGTGACATATTGTACTTTTTAGCTATTTCTGTGGGGCCGAGGCCTGCATTTAGCTCTTGCTGCAACTGTTCATCTGTTATTTTGCGAGTGACCATGCTTATTTCCTGATTGTTTAAGACAAATCTGATTCTAATAATGTAAGTTTAATTTAGCCAGATCATTTACTGTTAACGTTTGAGTTGCAGGCCCAGATAAGAGCACCTACCCACGGCAGAAGAATCCACCCCAGTAAAAGATTGCATACGAAGATTCCTAGTTTAGCTTTGTGATTGCGTAGTACCGCTACCAGGAACGGGATAAAATAAATAAACGCGATAATACCGATAAGAATGCTCATGCTCTTAACCTCATATTGTTTGGTTGACGTAATGATAATAGGACACTATTAACGGTTATGCAAGCTATTCTGTTATTCTCATTTAGCGCCTACGGTCGCACCGGAAAAGCGGGTGGTTCCCGCCTGGCGCAACTACCAACCAGTAACCGACTAACCAAAGGGTATTATTATGAAACTTAGCGATTTTTACTACGAAGCCGAAGCCGAGAAAGGCACACGAATGCCGATTCCTTTAAAAGATGGCACCGATTCAGGGGAATGGTTGAATGTGGTTTCACCGGAGGCTGATGTCGCCGTTAGGGCTATGCGGGCCTTTATCCTGGCGTACCGCACGGCGGCAGGTAGGTTAAAGCCGCTTCGAGATAAATGCGAAGAGCTAAAAGACTTCTCAGAATACAATTTAAAATTGGAAGATGCAGCTGGAGAACTAAACCGGCAATTGGCCCTCGAATTGGTGAATGGTTGGAGTCTTGATGATGAGTTTACTAAGGAAAATCTTGAGACTCTTCTTACCCAATACAAGCGCCTGGCGGAGCATGTAGTCGTATTCCATCACGAACAGTTACGGCAATTGCAGGAAAAGTAGACGCGTTGTTTCAATTCGCCCGTTGGAACTTCATAACCCGCCACGAAAGGCGCAAGTTTGACAGTATAGCCGACGGGCATAAAGCCGCGCTTATCGCTATGGGGGTAATCGAAGACGCGGAAGAAACAACGCAGGACGCCGGGCCTGAATGCCCCCCTGAACTACTCACCACTTTTGAGAAGTATCGTGATGTTAAATTCACCCGCCGTGTGGATGACGATGGGGTGAAGCTATACCCAAGAGAGCAACTCAGTTGGTCGGATTTAGTGGCGTATAGCTCTATTTCAGGTCAGAATATAGGGATGTTTGAATCTGAAATTATCATGGGCTTAGACGCTATTTTTGAGGGCAGAAACGATGGCTGATGTAGCTAGCTTAGTAGTAAAAGTAACCGAACAAGGCGCGAAAGCCACATCAGACCGTCTTAATAATCTTTCTAAATCAGCGAAAGTTGCAGGGGCCGCGGTAGCCGGCCTGGCCACCGTCGTAGCCGCTACAGCGTATAAAGCGGCGCAGGAACTGGTCGAGTCACAACGGCAACTGGACAAGATGTCTGCCAGCCTGAAAACACTAACAGGCAGTACCAAGGGTGCAAAGCAGGCCCTGAGTATTTTACAGGACTTTGCCCGCGACACCCCTTACGGACTTGAACAAGCGGTAGAAGGGTTCCGTAAACTGGTGGCTCTAGGTCTCACCCCATCAGAAGAAGCGCTCCGCTCTTACGGCAATACCGCATCCGCAATGGGTAAAGACCTTAATCAGATGATTGAAGCGGTCGCGGATGCGAGTACCTTCGAATTCGAACGCCTGAAAGAATTCGGTATCAAGGCCAGGCAGAACCAAAGCGACATTGAATTTACCTTCCAGGGAACAACCACTGTAGTTAAGAAAAACGCTGCGGATATTGAGCAGTATCTTCTTAACATAGGTAACGTTAACTTCGCTGGGGCTATGGCAGACCAGGCGAACACGCTCAATGGCGCTATCGCCAGCGCGGAGGATTCGTGGTCCCAGTTGAAGATGACTCTCGCCACTAGTCTCGACGTAGGGTCGCTGGCGGAACCTTTACGATATGTTGACGACCTGATACAGGAGATAAATGCGCAAGTCGCATCCGGCGAATTCGTAGCCGAGATGAAGGTGTGGGGTAACATCGCATCAGAAGTGGGCAGCGCGATAGAGGTGTCGTTCGAAGAGGCATTTGGTTCCGTAGGCAAAGCGATAAACAAGCTGAATGGACTTTGGGACCTTAGCAGTGACAACATGATTAAGGATGGGACCGGGGCTTCTTTGTCGATAGCTGAAACCGTGGCGGATGCACTGGACTTCATTGCCAAGGAAGTCAGGGCGGTAGAGCGGTTTTTTGAAGATATGGTTCGCGAGGCTGAGGCTTCGGCTCGCGTTGTAAAGGCTGCGTTAACCCCGGGTGCGTCGGTAGACGAGGCTAAAAAGCAAAACGCCCTGATAGCGGCAGCTTTGGATATGCAACGGCAACTTGAAGACGCGACACGGGTAACTTTCCGCCAGGATGTAGACAGGCTACGGGCAATCGCTAAGCAAAAGCGTGCTGATTACGAAGCGGACAAAGCCAGGGCTAAGGCTGAGGGTCTGGGTAAGTTCAAGATAGCCGGCGATGATGCGGGTGGTGCCGCTGCCGACCGTAGTGCTCAGGCTGCAGCGAAAGTCGCGGAGGCCTTCGACCGCCAGAAGAAAGCGGCGGAGGATTTCTATTATCGTGCTGCCCACCTTAACGATGATGTATTCCAGAAGATACAGGCCAACCAGGATGAGCAGCTTGCCGAGCTACAGGCGTTCTACGACAAACGTCTCCTTAGTGACCAGCAATACGAAGAAGCGAAGACACAGATTATGTTCGAGGCAGACGCCGCCCGCCAGGAGGAACTGGGGAGACGTTTGCAAGAGCGTATGGAGAAACAATTTGACGCCGACGCCTATGTAGAACAGATGCAGGCACTTGCCGAATCTGAGTTCGCGGAGCTGGACCGTCAGTATGAGGTCAAGCTACAAAAGCTTAACGATTTTCATGCTCAAGGGCTGATTGCTGAAGAAACCTACCAACAGACGTTAAGTGCAATGAACGACGCCTACACGCTTGACCGGGCGAAGGCGACCAGCGCGGCTTTCGGTAACATGGCAAGCAACATCGGGGCCGCGCTGGGGGAGGCGTCAACCGCGTACAAGGCATTTGCAATCGCACAGGCGACAATCGCCACGTACACGTCAGCCGTCGAAGCGTATAAGTCTACGGCGGCAATACCGGTAGTCGGGCCGTTTTTAGCGCCGGTTGCCGCCGCAGCGGCGGTAGCTGCGGGTCTCGCCAACGTAGGCAAAATACGGTCGGCACGCGAGCAGGGTGGTAACCTGGCCGCAGGCCAGATGTCTACTATTGCCGAACGCGGTAAACCAGAAGTGATTATGCCCGCCAGCGCCTCCCGTGTCCGAACGGCGGAGCAGATGCGACAGATTATGGGCGAGAATGGCACTAAATCAGGCGGGGATAATGTTACTATTGTAAACAACACCACTGGAAGAATTGATTCTGCGGCGACAGAACGTGACGATGAAGGGCGGTTGCGTATTATAATCAGTGAAACCGTAAGTTCAGCGTTGCAGGATAGTAACAGTGCCATTTCTAAGTCACGTCGCGCTACCCGCGGCCAACCAGGATATTGATATGAGCGATTACCATTTCCCGGCCTCTTTGAGGCCGATAGTATCGAAAGGCTACTCAATGACACGCGGTAACAACGTGTGGCGGGTAGACCTGGCCAGTGGCGGAGTTCGGCAGGGACGAGACACCTATTTTGACGTGTTTCCGATTAACGTTACCCTGGTCGTATCACCGCTTGGACGGCAGGCATTCCTCGGCTTCATGGAGAAAGTAGACGGTGGTGCGTCCAGTTTCTGGATGAAGCACGACCTGGGCCAGGGTATCGATGACTACCAGGTAACGCTAACATCAACGTGGAACGAGTCCACCGACGACGGTAAAAACTGGGTAATCACTTTCACGGCCACCGCCGAGAAGTCACCATTCCAGGAAGCCAGCAACGCTTGTCTGAACAAGAACCTACCAGATTTGTACGGGTGCTATGGTGATCGCCTTGGTGAATTCCTTAAAACCTACGGAGTGTATCAGACTACATTCCCTCGAATCTGGGACCCTATGCAATGAGTCAGGAATCAGTAGAAGCGGCGTACCGGCGTAAACTGGCGTCCAATCCAGACGGTGAGATGGACTTTATTACTCTTGAGATATATCACCCGCTTCTTTCGAAGCGGTGGCTGCTCGTGCGCGGAGTTAATGACTTGACCGCGACTCTTGAGACAGGGGAGGTCGTGGCGTTCGAAGGTACACCAATGGAGGCTAAGGCCGCGGCTAACAATAACGATATGGACCAGACCGCGTCATTTTCGTTGCCGGATGTGCTTAATATACTGGACGAGGAAATGGACCGCATTCCTTATGATAATAAGGAATTACCTAAATTCATCTTTCGGCGTTATGTGAGCACCGACCTGTCCTATCCATGCGACGGCCCGGTGGTTTATGAGTTACAAACACTCACGCAAGAAAAAGGCGTATTCACAGCAGAAGCCGGTACGCCGATGCTTAACCAACGGGCTACTGGCATTTTGATGACACCGGAGGAGATTCCTTTACTTCGGGGAATACTGACATCATGAACATTAATGACTACACTGGTTTGCCGTATGACTTCCGTCGCCGTAATTGTTGGCACCACGTCCGCAACGTCCGGGCTGACGCGGGGCTATCAACCCCAATGTTTGACGTCACTAGCCCAGCGGCAATAGATTCTGCCTTCGACGACGGCCACGCTAATCCGAAAGGTCTTACACGTGTGACTACCCCTCAGAATTTCGACGCTGTCTTGCTGGGGGTGAAACACCGAGGGCGAATAGTGTGGCACGCTGGGGTATATTACGAAGGAATGGTTAGCCACTGTGAGTTGGCGTCCAGACAGGTTAGACTGGATAGTCTGGAAGACCTTAAAGATACTTATTCGGAGATTGAATTTTGGCGCTAGTAATCCACTATACCCGTAACGAAGACGGCACGTTTGATGTCAAGCGCTACCGCGATAACCCAATTAACTTCGCCGTTACCCACGTCCCTGATGGGGTTCCGTTTCGCGTTTTCATCGACGAAATCGGAGAGGATAACGACGTAACAGAAGACTTCGAAGCACTGAAAGAAAACGCGACTTTCCACATTGTGGAATCTGCTGGTGGAGGCGCAATTAAAGGCGTCATGAAGATTTTTAGCGTTATCCTTAAACCGCTGGCGAAACTACTATCACCATCCGTGAAAGGGGCGTCTTCTAACCTGGCGAACTCGCAGGTGGATTCCCCGAACAACAGTCTCACCGACCGTAACAACAAGGCGCGCCCGTACGAGCGCAGTTATGACATCTGCGGGACGGTGCAAACCATCCCTAATAACCTTATGACTACTTATAAGGTGTTTAACGCCGCCGGTAAAATTGTAGAGTACGGTTATTACGACGCCGGGCGTGGTTACCTCGACATACGCCCGGAAGGTATAACGGACGGGGATACCCGTGTATCGGATATAACAGGTACGTCGGTTGCTGTGTACGCACCATATACATCACCCAATAACACATCGACACCCCAGGTCATGGTCGGAGACCCCATAGAGCAGGGCCTGTATATCACCGTAGAATCTAACGAAGTAGACGGCGTGGTTCTGAAAGCACCCAACGGTCTGGGCATTTCTTTCTCTTACATGTCCGGATACCCGTCCTTATCAGGCAACATCGGCACCATATATGACCCAACAGGTGGCTCGGATTTTTCTGGGGTACTGGTGCCTAATGATACATTTTCGCTGGTGGCCGCGTGGACAAATACAGACGTTGACCTCTCCGGCGGCGGATATCAGGTAGTCAGCGTGTCGGAAGGGACCGTTACCTTTATAGTGCCGGGTGGCCTCATTAGCAGGTGGCAGGAAATAAGACCCGGTTCATTTTTCCGTGGTGATGGAGAGGCCTCGCTGCAACCAGACAACACGTATGAGAAAACATTAACCGATTGGGTTTCAATAAACCGTACCGAGGTTGAGCGTATAGTCGCCAATATCGCCGCCGCGAACGGCATGTATAAAGACAACGGCAAATCGAAAACACTGGCGTCTGTCACCGCCGAAATACAGTATCAACTGCTCGATGAAAACAGCACTCCTTACGGACCGATATATACTGCGCAAGGAACCGTGTCCGGACGCACCCCAGACTATAACGGCGTCACTATTTACGCTGACCTGCCGGTTGTGTCGCGGGTGAGGGTGCGCGCCAGGAGGGTTACGGACCTGGACTTTAATTTCGAGGGGTCTGTAGTCGATGAGATAACGTACGTTAACTTATACGGGCAAACACGTGACAACACCCCACACTACGGCAACAGAACAACAGTACACTCGATGCGCAAGCAGACCCCACGTGCTGCGGAAGTAAAGCAACCGCAGTTGCGTATGATTGCTACTGAAATGGTGTACAAATACCTCGGTAATGGTGTTTTCGAAGACACGATGACCCCCAATACACAAGCCGTGCAATCTCTTATCCGCCTGGCACGTGACCCGGATGTTGGCGGTTTAAACCTGACAGTACGCAACATGGATAAGTTACTTGCCGTGCAGAACGAGGTCGAAGCGTATTTTGGCGACAAACAGGCTGGAGAATTTTGTTACACGTTTGATGACTATAAAACCACTATGCAGGATATCGTTAGTACAATAGCCGACGCTATCTTCTGTACTCCATACAGGCGTGGGGCGGACATCCTTCTCGATTTTGAACGCCCTCGCATGGGACCTGAGATGGTGTTCACCCACCGAAGTAAGGCCGGTACTTCCGAAAAATGGACCAGAACCTTTAACGATGCGCAGGTGTTCGATAGTCTTAAATTCTCGTACATAGACCCTAAAACAAACGTTAAAGAAACCATAACAATACCTGAAACCGGGGGCCTTAAAACGGAGACTTATGACTCAAAAGGAATCCGCAACTATAAGCAGGCTTTCTGGGCGGCAAACCGTCGCCACCAGAAGAACATTTTAAAGAAAATTTCAGTGTCGTTTACCGCCACTGAAGAGGGTATTTTCGCCCTTCCGAATCGTGCCGTTAGTGTGGTTAAGGGTTCGCGTATGTCTACTTACGACGGCTACGTAACCGCGGTTAACGGTCTTACCGTAGAGCTATCCCAGCCGGTTAAGTTCACATCCGGAGATGACCACTATTTGGTCCTGAAGTTACGTGACGGTGGCGTCCAAAGTGTTCGTGTCGTCCCTGGTGCGCATGACCGACAAGTAATTATGACGTCTGTGCCGCAAGAAGCCATTTACACTGGTAATAGCGCTTTGAAAACTGAATTTTCATTCGGCAACGAAGCAAGGCATAATGCTCAGATGATTCTTGTTTCTACAGTAGACCCTGGCGACGACAGAACAGTCAAAATAACCGGGTTTAACTATGACAAGGATTTCTATAAGTTTGACAACGTACCGCCTTTCGGTCGTGCGTTCTCTAGCGGATTTGATAACGGTTTTAACTAAGAGGATAGTCATATGTCTAGTGGTTGCGGTGATGTATTGTCACTTAATGATTTACAGATAGCCAAAAAACACCAGATTTTCGAAGCCGAGGTGATCACCGGCAAACAGGGCGGTGTAGCTGGCGGCGCAGATATCGACTACGCCACTAACCAGGTAACCGGGCAGACGCAGAAGACGCTTCCCGCAGTCTTACGTGACGCTGGTTTCTCTCCGGCATCTTTTAATTTCACAACCGGCGGAACCCTAGGGGTTAACGACGCGGATAAAGCGGTTCTTTGGCCTGTAGAAGACGGCGGAGACGGCAACTATTACGCATGGCGGGGTTCGCTGCCTAAAGTTATCCCTGCGGCGTCGACACCTCTTACGACAGGTGGCATTTCGGATTCCGCTTGGGTCGCGTTCGGGGATATCACCTTCCGTGCCGAAGCAGATAAGAAATTTAAATACTCCGTTAAGCTGTCCGACTTTACCACTTTACAGCAATTGGCCGACGCTGCTGTCGACAGTATTCTTATCGACCGTGACTACAATTTCAGCAATAACGAAACCGTTAACTTCGGCGGGAAGACCCTGACCATCGACTGTAAAGCGAAGTTTATCGGCGACGGAAACCTGGTGTTTACGCAATTAGGTAAAGGCTCCATCGTAGCAGCCCCCTTTATGGAGAGTGCTACAACACCATGGGTTATCAAGCCTTGGACGGATGACAATCAGTGGCTAACGGATGCCGCAGCGGTCGTTGCCACTTTAAAACAATCGAAAACCGATGGATACCAGCCGACAGTAAACGATTATGTCAAGTTCCCGGGAATAGAATCACTCCTCCCCCCGGAAGCTAAAGACCAAAACATTTCGTCTATCCTTGAGATACGGGGGTGTACAGGTGTTGAGATTCATCGGGCTAGCGGTCTTATGGCTGGTTTTTTGTTTAGAGGGTGTCATTTCTGCAAGATGGTAGACGCCAATAATCCAAGCGGAGGTAAAGATGGCATTATAACCTTCGAAAACCTTAACGGCGATTGGGGTAAGGGTAACTATGTCATTGGTGGCCGAACCAGCTACGGGTCAGTAAGTAGCGCCCAGTTTTTACGTAATAACGGTGGCTTTGAACGTGATGGTGGGGTTATTGGGTTTACCTCATACCGAGCCGGGGAGAGCGGAGTTAAGACATGGCAGGGTACCGTAGGTTCCACAACGTCGCGAAATTATAATCTTCAATTCCGCGATTCCGTAGCTTTGTATCCTGTATGGGACGGATTCGATTTAGGCGCAGATACCGACATGAACCCGGAAGCAGATAGGCCTGGGGATTACCCAGTATCCCAGTACCCAGTACATATGCTCCCGTTAAACCATTTGATTGATAACTTGTTAGTTAGAGGGTGTTTAGGGGTTGGCTTCGGCATGGATGGGCAAGGTCTATACGTTTCTAATATAACCGTAGAGGATTGCGCCGGAAGCGGGGCGTACCTGTTGACGCACGAAACAGTATTCACAAACATTGCCGTAATAGACACGAATACTAAAGACTTTCCTGCTAATCAGATTTATATTTCAGGGGCTTGCCGGGTGAATGGGCTGCGATTGATAGGCATCCGGTCTACCTCCGGTCAAGGGCTAACTATCGACGCCCCAAACAGTACGGTTAGCGGGATAACCGGATTCGTGGACCCTTCGAGGATTAACGTAGCCAATCTAATGGAAGAAGGTCTGGGTAACACACGTATAAATAGTTTCAATAACGATTCTGCGGCACTGCGACTCAGAATACATAAGCTAACGAAAACTTTGGATAGTGGGAGCGTGTACTCCCACATTAACGGTGGCCCCGGTTCTGGTTCCGCCTGGACTGAAATTACAGCTATTTCTGGGTCATTACCAGATGCAGTATCGCTAAAAATTAACCGCGGCGATTATCGCGCGATGGAAATACCTGTAGCCGTTACCGTGCTGCCAGACGCTGCCGTTAGGGATAATGGTTCCATCTCGCTATACCTAGAAGGTGATAGTCTTAAAGCATTAGTTAAGCGTGCAGACGGGAGCTATACGCGATTGACTTTGGCATAAATAGTAAAGGCCCCTTTCGGGGCCTTTTTCATATTGCCAGATAAAGTGCATACGCGGTAGCGACTCCGGCAACAACAAGTCCTGCGATGAAACATTTTGCGCCAATTGAGTATTTCACTTAACTCTCCTGTATTTTTGCAACCAAATCATTACTTAATTCCGGTTGCTCAAGTAGCCAGTCTAATTGCGCGTTCGCCGCGTCCCGCTGCTGCCGTAGTCTAGCGTTCTCGGCTTCGAGTTCCTTGATACGCGCTAACAACGGCAGCCTAACTTCTTCTATAGCTTTTTCGATGCTATTCATCTCTTACCTCGTCTCTTCATGTAATTAAGCAACTCTTCCTGTACAGACTTTTTCTTATCGGTGCGGGTAGCGACAGCTTCATCGAGTGTGTCCCTGGCGATTATCTTGTAAATGAACACCGACCTGTTATAGCCCGATTGCTTTTGACGCGTTGGACCTATGCGCTCGATAACCTGCAGATAATGTTCCAGATTCCACCCCTGACTCATAAAGGCCATGTGGTGCCCGCCGTGTTGAAGTGACAGCCCGTGGCCCGCGGAGGCTGGGTGCACCAGGAGCATAGGTATTTCACCCCGGTTCCACGCTTCCATCTGCTTATTACCCTTAGCGCCTTTGGCAAACGCCTGCGCCTGCGGGAATCGCTTAAGTATGCGCTCAAGTTCGTGCTTAAACTGATAGGCTACCAGCAGCGGCGCACCCTGCAACTCCTCGACAATGGACTCTAACGCATCGAGTTTCGCGTCGTGCACTTTCTCCCAGTCTTTCGTTGCTTCACCGTCCTCGCCTGTCACATACACGGCGCCGGAAGCAATCTGCAGGCACTTCGACGTCTTCGCCGCAGCGTTAGCCGCTTCAACTTTCCCGCTTTCCAGCTCCGCGAATAATTCCTCCTCCATATCAATGTATGCCTGTCGCGCCTTCTTCGGCAGGTCGATTTCAACCGGTACAATAATCGGCGCTTCGCAACCGAACCACTCGGCAGCATCAATAGTCAGGCTGATATCCTTCATCTTCTGGTGAATCTCTTTATCCGCGCCTGGGCGGGCGTGGTACTCCCGCGCCATAGGCGACTTCCCTTTCTGTTCCGAGTTAAACCATCTGTCGGTATAGGCGGTGTATGAAGACCCCAGGCGCTCGCCAGCGTCGATAAACCAGTTCTGGCCCCACAAGTCCTTCAGACCGTTCGGCGAAGGAGTGCCAGTCAGGTTGATGAACCGCTTAACTTTACCGAATGCCACCTTACTAAGCGCCTTAGCCCGCTTGCTTCCGCCAGAACGGCTGCGGAATGATTTCAGTCTGGTGCTTTCATCGGCAACGATAACCGTAAAAGGCCAGTCGTCTTTGCCGTAGTAGTCAATCAGCCACTCGATAACTTCGTAGTTCGTACACACCACGTTAGCGTCTGACTCGAGCGCCGCTATGCGGCGCTTCTCCGAACCCGTAGCATCGATGACACGAAGGCACGGGAAACCCCATTTCTCTTGTTCTGCCGGCCACGTACCAGATGCAACACGTAACGGGGCGAGGATTAACACGCGGTCGTCATCATTAAGCTGACCATTACGGAATAGCCGGTTAAGCACCCACATTGTTGCGGAACTTTTGCCCGCGCCCATACTTGCCCAGATATTACAGCGCGGGTGCCGCAACATGAACGAAGTCATTAACTTCTGGTATTCGCGCCTCTGAAACTTAGACATGATTTGCCTCGTAAACTGCTTTTGCGAAACCCCGCGGAGTAAGGCTGCGGATTGTTTTTGTTCTGGCGCTCTTTCCGCCGAGTTTAGCCCAACCGGGGTTATCTCCGCTGCCCACGGCAACGTCGGCAACGTCGGGCATAACAAACCCATTTCCGACCCACAGGCACGTCTTTTTAACATATGCGTCCCGCGCTGGGATAACGTCAGGGAACATTGGATGCGTGTCGTCTTCGGGTAAATAGCCGCCGTATTCGTACGGGTTGAACGCGTAGTCAGGCTTACGCCATAAAGACGAAAGAACGCTAACCGGGTTCTCAATCATATATGGTACGTTGTACTTTTTAGCCAGACGCGCCGCCACTTTGCATGTAATAACGGCCTCTACCTGAAACGTTGCGTTCTTCTTCCGCTTCGTTTCGAAATGCGCCGCGCCACTAACGGCTAAATCTGTGCAAGGAGGGAACGAAAAAATAATATCCGGTGCAACCTCGAAGTCGAATTTATTATCAATCCACTCGTTTATATAGTGGATGTTCTCGTGTTCAACTTTTGCACCCAATCGAGCGTAGTCTCCGTGGTCGGCGCCGTCGTAGTTGAAACAATAGCAAGTATGGCCCGCTTCTGCCCACGGTTGGGCCATAAGGCCCGAACCGTCAAACAATGACCAGACAATCATTTTGCCACCAGTACCAATTCCTTCCGCCCGAACGCCGTAACGTTACCGGTTACATCTTCGATAACCAGTTTACCGTTCGACTCGACGAACACCGTATCAACGGCAACAGGACGACGCGTTTTAACGTTGAAAATCATGTCGCCCGGTACGATGTCACGTGCTGGTTTGCGGTCATATTCGTGTTTCATTTCTCAATTCCTTATTTGTGTTTGGTGTGAACTAAATATAATAGTGTTCTATTAATTTATCAACCTGTTTCTTAGAACCAACAACAAAAACATTCGCACCGCGTTTGCGCATCCGCTCGTGCTCTCGTAGCTGATGCGGGCCCGGCTTCGTGCTTTCGTCTTTCTTAACCTCGACAAACCAGACGATGCCGCCGGGGAGAATTACCAGTAGGTCGGGAGCTCCCACTCTATTTTCGTACGACAATTTGCGTACGAGGCCCCCCAGGGCCTCGAATCGGTCTTTTGCGTATTTCTGTATTTTGCCTTCTGGGGTCACAGCAAAGGCTCCGCGTCCGGGTTGCGCAGGAAGTACGCTTGATAGATGTCGTGTTCGGAGTAGTAAACGCCTTTGTGTGTACACCCTGCACAAGTGTCACTAAAGAACCCATCAGCCATTACCGTAATAAATTCCCACTCCGGCATATCTACTAACGCGGCTACTTTCTCATCAAATAGTTTGTTGCTCATAATATGCACCCCTCACGTTTCGTGTGCTCAATCCCGCAGCGCGGGCAGATTCGGCAGTCTTCTTCACGGAAATAGTAAATAATCATTCCAGCACCCACAGATAAATTGCGATTAACGTACACAATACCGCGGCCATCATGCCGTATTGACCTTCGTGACAGTATACACCGGCGGCGAATCCCGCCAGTAACGCGATAATCAGTTTACTTAGCATAACGTTTTAACTCCGCACCTTCCGCCACAAGAGGAAAACCCTCCGCCCATTCTGGTAATGCACACATTAGTTTTTCCAGTTCCGCTACCGTGTAATCTGGTGTATCCGGGGTCTCGCATACCAGTTCATCGTGTACCGAAAGCACGATGGGATACCCACCACCCTCAACGTTAATCATCGCATATGCTAGTAAATCACGGCACAGCGCCTGAACAATGTTTTCACAGGCTTTCCCACCGTGGGTGTACAGTGTAGTCCATTGGCGGGTTAACTGGTTTTCACCCTGATACTTGATTCGCACATTCGTGTTTACCCGTCCGTCTTCGTCTGTTTCTTTTGTCACGCTAACGCCGATTCCTGGATACGAGAGGATACGGCCAGACGGCAACTCCATACACAACCACCAACCTGGAACCTTCCTGCCTGACGAATCAGTTTCTACTGTTCTCCAGATTCGGATTGCCCTTTCCCCATTCCTGCGCAAGTGTGCTCCCGCCCAAAATTCACGACCAGGATTACGAACAGCGGCTAAAATTCCGTCTTTAAGGTCGCGCCAGAACGCTACTGTTTCCGGGTGCGACTCGCGCCACATGCGCTTGATAGCGTCGCAGGTACGCCACACTTTCTTATCCAGAATATACGACGGTCGGTCATCCTTTTCACCCTGATGCGGCGGTCGCTTGGCTTCCTGGATGCGCGCCCATTCATAACCACGTGCAGTAGCCGCCCATATATGATCAGGGAAAGTACCGTCCATTGTTTTTGCCATCTCAATAAGGTCAAGACCTAAGTTTTTAGCGAACGTAACGAACGCTCCTACGCCGCCTTCATAGCCGAGGCCAAGCTCGCAGTTATGCGCCACAAGAAAGCCAGAGTCTGAGGCTATAAGAAAACGGTTGCCGTCTTCCACATCAATCAGGTCGTACACCGGCTCGCAGTAGGTTAATTTCCCGCTCAAGTTCAGCAATGCGGGCAATGGCTGCATCATACTTTCGTTGAAGCTCGGGTATTTGCCGTCTGTTTCGGCAGTTTTCAGAACGGCTGACAAACCGAATGTTTCCAGGTTCGTAGTTACCGTCTGTGTCGATTCTATCCATTTCGAGGTTCGGGTCATCCCAGCCTTCCAGAGTTTGAACATATCTAAGAAAAGACCTTTTATCAGTCCTCCACTGGTCGAATACCGTGATGCCTCTTGCCCCGTAGTTTTTATAACCCTTATCCCTGGGGCTTGTTGTTCGCGTGATCGCAGCGGACAGCCGGTTGAGTAATCGCGTTCTGTGCGCATCATCCGGCATTGCGTCTTCGTAGCAGAAATACTGTTTACGATATTTTTTTGTTGCTTCAAGGGCGCAGCGGTTGCATTGAGTGGTTTTACCCGCCCTGACGTTGTCATAATAGACCCGCCCCGGCATCTCTCCGCAATCACATTGGACGAGTAGTTGTCTTTGGCCTTGTCGTTTTGGTAACTCGCGCAGGATAACCAAGCGTCCATACCTCTCTCCAGGGCGAGGCCCATCATATATCTGTTTGAAGCGAGTTGCTTTGCCTGCTTCCAGGAATGCGCCAAGATTTTGTGGTCTTCGGTCATTAGCACCCCGTCCACATTTATTACCGGTTTCCACCCCATAAGGTGCGCGCCTTTTGTATTCACCCATTTTTCACCGCTCCATACTTTATCTGTTGATGTAATCGCCATAATATCCTTAAATCCGCCATCGGTCAAAACTTGGGTATGACGGTGAAGGCACGCTTTACCTATCTGTCTGATTTCCTTAAAGTTTTTCTTAATATCGTCAGGGTCCATGCCGAACATCTTACCCGCGGTTACGCAGTAAATATCCAGCCCAGCGCGGAAAGTATCGAGCGCGGTTTCTTCACCAGCCAGCCACGCCAGCCCTCGGCCTTCCACGTTAGAATAATCGGCAACAACAAACTTTTTCCCGGCTTCCGGTATGATGCAGCTACGAACCGTAGATGCCGTTAGCTTAGCTACGTCGAAACGGCGATGGGCGCGGCCCTTAAGTAACGCTGAAATGCCTTTATCCAGTTCATCACCGTGATAGTAACCGCGCGCCAGGTTCTGCGGCTGGAATCCTTTACCGGCCCATCGTAGAGTGCGTTTCGCCCCGCCGTACTGCAAGCAACCGCGACGGCGGTCGTCAGAAGAGCGGCCCAACAGCAGCGGGGTATATTTCGTCGACGCTGTGGACGCGGCCCCCAGGCGCATTTCGATAATCGTGCGGGCGTCATCCGGTAAATCCTCGTCCGCCAGCAAGTCGTTTAGCGTAGACTTCTGTGCGTTATGGATGCGGTGCGCGGGGGCGAGTTCACGCAGAATCGGCAGGAAGTCCTTACCTGTAAGAGAGCCGCCGTATTTGCGTTGAGCTTCTTCCTGTAACTGGGCCTTGTGTTTCTCCACGGCTTCAATTGCGGCTTCTGCCAGTGCGACGTCGACTTTAAATCCGCGGTCATTGATTAACTGGTCCAGTTCCAGTACGCGGTCCTCGAACTCGGAGTTACCCCACCGCGGCAGCTTATGGAAGACTTCACGCATCGCGGTGATGTCGCTAACGGCGTACTTGATGAACAGCGCCCACTCGTCCGGGTGTGTTTCAGCGGTGTAGCGGCGGATTTTGTAGTTCTTCGGCGTCGGTTTAGAGAAACGCTGAATCAGCGCCTTGCCGCGTTTGTCTTTCGCGTTGTCCGCAGATACACCCAGCACTTCGCACAGCGCATCTAGCGAACCCGGCAGCGCGTGACGAAACGCCCAAATCATCGTATCAATGGTGTTACTTACCGGAATATCGAAACCCCAGCAGTGCTTCATGATGAGCCTGTCGAACATTGAACCGTTGTGCCATACCATCTTGATGCGGCTGTTCGGCTTCACCAGACGGCGCAGTGCGCGGTGCAAATCACCCGGCATGTCGCTGCCGTCAGTGCAATCCCATACCTGCACAGGCTCGTCGTCAAAAGCATAGGTGCAGATAAGCACTTCTGTGGTTGGGTGTTCGGCGTAAGCGTAGGAGCCGACTTTCTTTAAGTCTGCTTCGGAGAATGTTTCAAAGTCTAAGAACAGGTAACTCATTATTTTCGACCCTTAGTAAAAAGGCCCAATGAAGGGCCTTAGTTAAATTGGTTCAGATATTAACGGCGACGACGTTCGCGGCGTGGTGCTTCATCTTCTTCGTCGTCTTCCAGGTCATTGACGCTCGCGGCGACTTTAGAGCCGCCAAACGCTTTACCTTCGCCGACGTATTTAATCGCCAGCAGGTTAACGCCGAGGACTTTGTATTTCTGGCTGAACCAGATTTCGACACTTACGTTGGCAACGCAGCCGCTGTAAACCTGTTCACCTTCAATCTGTTCACCGTCTACGTTGAAGTCCTGTTCTACCTGAGTCTCACCTTTTTTAGAGGTTACAATCAGCGGCTGTTTCTGTGCCTTCGCTTTGAAGTAGAAACCTTCCGGGAAGTCTTCAAACGGATTGTCGCGCTCGGCAATGTCTCTAATCGCGCATTTATCCATGTGCTTACCTTCGCCGTAGTTGGACTTCATCCACTTCTCGGCAGCGGCTGCACCTAACGCTTCTTCAACTACAGCATAAACAGTGTCGTAGAGCGCGTCGATTTGCGCGTGGTCAGGCGGCAGGATGATAGTCGCGCTGTACTGACCTTTAGTGATTGAGCCATCATCGTTTTCACGGTCTCTTTCACGTTCGAATACGTTAACCCATGCAGTGTTTACTTTACGCAGATTTAATTTCAGTCCCATAGCTCGATTCCTCAGTTTTCAGTTTACTCCGGGAACTGCCCGGCCAGTGATTTAACTATAATAGTCTACTATTAAGGTGTCAACACTTTATTCTAAATCTTCTTCACTAACCTGATTCCACTCAGGCCGTTTATCGTCTGCCGTTGTAACGCATGGCGCTCCAGGTTTACGGGTAATGAAGTCTTTCAGTTCTTCTTCCGGTATAACTTTAACAGCTTCGGTCGGCGTCATTAACACTTCTTTAGTCAGCTTGTCGCCGTAGAGTTCTGCTACTTTATCTGCATCTTTCCACACACGATTACCTGGCCTGCCTTCAACCAGTTTATACCCCGGAACTTTCTTACCCGAATGCAAAGCGGCAGCCATCGCTTTTTCAATCTTGTCGATGTGCTGGCGCAACAACGACAACTTCTCATACTCAGCGACGAGTTGCTCTGGCGTCAGTTCCAGCGCAAAGTCGTCTTCCAGTTCTTCCGCCAGTACGGAATTAACCGTCTTTGTACGCGCGGCGCATTGTTCTGAGAAACGGCACCACTGGCACCCATCAACCGACGGTTTAAAGTCTGACGGTTTCAGATTTTTCTTACCGCGTGAGTAGGCGTCCAGCGCCAACAGCGCACGTTTCTGTGCAAACTTAGCAAACAGTTCCAGACCTTCAACTGAGATGTCCCACTCCGACGCACCGCCAGCATACGGCTGAAAGATTACCAGGCGAACAACTGTTATGTTATATCGTCTCTTGAGTCGGCGATAAACACCGAGAGCATAAAGCATAAGCTGCTTGTTTTCTTTCGCCTCGACTCGATGTCTTCCTGTTTTCAGGTCGCCGATGATAAGCATGTGCTCATCGGTGTTAGCCAGTTCCTGAACGGCAACAAGGTCGGCGGTTCCGAACGTCTCGACACCTTCGTATCCGGGGTGTAATACCTCGGTAAGATTTACGCGCATTTCCAGCTTAGCGTAAGCCGCTACGTCGATAATCGCTTTGCAGTAGTCTGTGTACTTACGCACCTGCTCAATCATGTCCGCCGTAATCAGTACAGCGCTTTTCATCGGCTTAATTAGCGCTTTAACAGCTCCTTTACCTTCTTCCAGCACATACGCGCCTACGTCCCTCTCTAATGGGAGCTCGGCTCCACGGATATAGGCGTTTAAATGAATCTCGGCCAGCGTGTGCATTGCCGTACCTAATACGGCGGCTTTACCAGACGTGTTAGGGATATCTTTTTCACAGGCCAGTGATGCACTGCACGACAGCCACTTTTTAGCCCCAGACGGCGACAGTAAGGCGTGTACATCGTTATTGCCACCGCGTTCTTTAAGAATCATTCTTCTACCCTCAGTTAAAGCGGCCCGGAGGCCGCTAAATATTTATTCTTCTTCGAAATACTTGTTCTTGATTGCCGTCAGGCGTTCCAGGTATTCGGCCAGGTATTCGTCTTTAATCGCGGCAATCTTCATTTTCTTACCGGTGAACTCTTCCAACAGTTCATCAGAATCATCGCACGCGGCATCGCTGGGGCCTTCGTTAATCGCATCATCAATAGCCTGAATCTGGTCGCGAAGAGACTTATAATCAATTTCTTCTTCCGGCTCCGGCGTTGGTTCCTCTACTTTAGGTTTACGTGGTTTGCGTTTTGGTTTCTCTTCTTCCACCGGTTTAGTGTCGACGATGTCTTCACCTTCGACCGGGATTTCTTTTGAAGGTTTAGTTAAAGCCTCTTTTACACTTACACCCTGCAACTTACAAAACTCAGCAAAATGTTCTGGTGAGCCAATCACAGGTTCTTTCGCACTGTTCGCGGCAATCCGTTCGTGTGCAACTACGAAACGTTCCAGTAATACTAAAAATTTCTCTAACATTGTTTTTTCTCCCTCTCGTTTGGTATGGGCTAACTATAATCGTACTCTATTATTTATGCAAGCACTTTTTCGTAAATTGCACCGTGTATTTTATTACTGTACTATTACTACATATCTAACTAAGGAGTAAACATATGCAGCAATCTGAGCTAGGCGCCCGCATAGAGCGCCGCCGTAAAGAAATCGGCATGGGTCAAACTGAACTTGCTTTCAAAGCTGGTGTATCCCAAAGCCTTATTACCCACCTGGCAACCGGTCGGGTGTGTAAGGTAGACTGTTTTAAAATCTTCCACATTGCCGATGCTCTCGGTGTTGACCCCCGATGGTTAAGCTTTGGAGATACAGGGGCCTGATGGCCCCTTTCTTTTTACTCTAAATCCCCTTCTGTTGCCTTTATGTAGTCGTTAGGTTCATACCTGTTCTTTGGCCGCTTACGGTCATCTATACCTGTCGGCAACCTGTAAGTATTCGTTACAACTTCACCATTCCCATCGCAACCAAGCATCAATTCACCCTCACGTAGCATCTTCTCGAGCACCAGGTTTGTTATGCTGTGGTCTCCAGCTCTTGCGACTATTTGCCGTTGTGTGAAGCCCCGTCCGGTATCATCGGACTGTTGTAAATCCTCAAGAGCGGACATAACCGATTCGCGGGCCGAAGCGTCTTTAGACCGTTTAACAGTATCCTTTACGGAATCTTTACCTTTACCGTCCAGTCCTTCGTTGCGTTCTTTTTCTTCATCCGTTTCGAACGGCTGGAAGCCCCACGGCATGAGTACAAGAGCTTTATGTGGTTCCGGCAGGTCGAGGTTAACGATTTCACCGTATCCCTCACCCCCAACGAATTCTACAGCCTGGAACTCTTTCGGCGGCGGAGCTTCACGAAACTGTACCGGCTCAAGCACCATGCCTATTGTTTTCTGCTGCATACCGTTTTTGTTCTTGGTGTGCGCGACATTTATTTGTTTCTCAGTGGCCCGGACAAGCGTAAGTTCGACGTCGACACCGGCATATAGCGCCCCACTCCCGCGCGCCTTACTCCCTCCTTTCGGGGTGTGGTGGACAACCCCTACTGCCCCTTTAGTACCATCGCGTACTTCCTTGAGCATAGCCACTACACGCCCCATCCCGTCCTGGCCCGCGGAGTTCTCATTGAACTTGTCTATCCAGTTTCCGAAGGTCTGGTTAAGAGTATCGAAAGCGACCATCCCGACAGGTTCACTACCGGCTATCTGGCGCATTTTACGCACCAGTTTCTTCGTATCTGCGAATTCCCCGGCGTCCAGTACATGCATATATCTCATACCATCGTCGCCATATTTAGCCGCCAACGCGGCTATACGGGTGTGTGTGAACTCCCCACCCTCACCGTCGATGTAGAAGTGATGAGCTTTGCGGGTATCCGCCCCCGCGAACCGATACCCGGCGGCGCTAATATACATCATGCCGAGTGTGTAAAACGACTTATACGTCCCTGATTCACCGACGATATCCCAGATGCAATTAGACGGCATATACCCTTCGACGATGAAGTCAGCCTGAGGTGCTGGTGGTTCTTCGTCGGCCAGGTCTTCCTCGTCGGCCAGGTCTTCCTCGTCGCAAGTGACCCCCCTGGCCCACCCGAGCGCTACCTCTACGCGGTCAAACGGTAAGCCGGTAGCTGCACAAGCGTAAGCCCACATATCCCGACCACCTGGCTTCATCCCGCCCGTGGCCTCCAGGTCAGTGTCGTGGTACATGGTTACATTAGGGCGCTCGAAGCCGTCGCGCGGCCAACAGAACAGGAAGTCATCCTGCTTAGGTTCACCAGTAGTGTATTGAGCGGCGTGTTCCGGCGTGGCGGGCATTTGCAGGCCACGGTCAGTCATACGGCCGCCGAACTCAAAAGCGAACTCTTCAAACAGGTCAGTTAATTCGGATTTCTCACCCTCCGGCACCTTATAATCGGAAGCACCCGTAACGTTAATTTCAGACACCCCCTCCATAAGCTTGCTTGCCGTAATCATGCGGCTACTTTCTGACACGATGACCTGGCTTCCTACCGGCGGGCGGTACATCGGCTGGGACAGGGTGAACCCGGCGCTATCCACGTCACGTCCTTTAAGGAAGCGCGCTAACAGCCCGTACCGGATGCGGATGATGTCACCGCCAGTTACCGGAGTGCGCACGGGCATAACGACACGATAGCGCGGCGCTTCTTCGGTGTGGGATGCCGTGGTGTATAGCATCATTGCGAAACGTGACTCGCGCACCATCTCGCAGTCAGTTGCAAACTCTTCCGGGGTTGCACTGTCCACATCGGCGTAGGCCAGGGATGAAGACGTAACAGACGCATTGCAGCGATAGAACATGCCCTCGGCGGCTTGTTTACCAGTAGAGCTTACCGTGGCGGTACACGCGGCGGTGATATATCCGGGGTCTGTCTTGGGGTTCCGGCGCGAACGTTTAAGCGGCTGCATAAGTTCAACGAACTCATCCCAGGTGCCGGAAGTCGTGGTGTAAACGTTAATGTCAGCGCGTTCCTCACGGCGATTGCTACGCGACCATGAGTATGCTAAATTACCTGTTGACATGTGCTTTTCCTTTGTAGTGTTTAAGGCCCTGACGTTCGCGCGTTGGGGCTTTTCTTTTATTCAAGGTCTTCTGGTGTCGCCTGAGAGCCTTTAACTTCAGCTACTGCCGAATATTTACCGGCCTTACTTTTAACTGCTCCGTCCCGAACCAAAACTTCCAGCGACCTCTCGATGAGAGAAGAACTATAGTACTGAAAATAAGTCCGGCGCAAGTCAAGAACACTACATGACCCTTTTTTACGCGTAAGCGCGACTACAGTTCTGAATACCCTTTTCTGGAAATCAGTCACTTCACATTCTCCCTAATCCACGCTTCCACTTTCTCCCGGTCAAACGTACCTGGCATCCGGCGACCCATAATCCGGACACAACAATCCGGGAACTTGCCGTCTCTCAACCAGTTATTCAGCGTGCGGCGGGTCACCCCAATAAGCTCAGCTACTTCATTCTGTGTCATTCTCAAATCCTCCATCTCAGTTAGTAAAGCAAGTATACACACGGCATAATGGGAAATCAACTATAAACACACCTATTGACATTTTCATTTTTTTCGTGTAAGTTGTCTCTGTAACTTCAAGTTACTTAAGTTTCTGTTTCACCTTGTGAGAGCTTAGCGGTTCCGCCCTAAGCGGAAACGCGTTAAGGCTCACTGAAACCCAGAAAGCTTAAAACTCAGTAACTTCCTTCCTTAGTATCTGAACTGCCTTGGGCGAGCTATATTCTCATCGGCAGCATATCTCTTAAGTATCTGATTTCCTTGATGTGCCGTAGATTCGCAACCGTAAAAATGTAACGATTAGTGGGCAGGTTTTAGACCTGCCCTTTAGTTACCAAGTAATAAGAATAAAGGCACAACCCTACCTGAAGAATCACAACGGCAACGTAACTATTCTCTTGTATACCCCAACATAATAGGATACTATTATTGTATTGTTGAAAGAGAGTCTGTCGTTTTTCGCGGAAATTATATGGTGCGTTTTCTCGAGAAAAGATTAGGCGCGGTAGATTGGTTCCGTGAAGACGAGCTAACACTCATTGGCAACAATTTTAAATTCAAAGGGGCGAAGTGATGGAAGAATTATTTGAAGAACTGAAACACCATAAACTGGAAGAAGTGCATTTCATAGTCACCCAGTACAGGGTTACTTTATTAGAGGGTCCAACTATCTCTTCCGGGACATGCGAGCTATTGCTGAAAGTTTTACGTGCGCTCCGGACGGCATCGGATGAGGAGGTGGAAGAATTAATTTACGACGTATATGTAAGCAAAGCGTTTGACCACTGCTACGTATTAACAAAGCTCGGTTTCAACGCAGAACGGCATCGAATCATGATGCTAGTGCCGACGACTCCGAGGGAGGTTGCCGTGATAAGTAAATATCGCATAGTTAGTGAGGAATGGGTCACTGCCTTCGGTGAGAAACGAATTACTCCTGCCGTGGTGCGAAACTGTCAAGCAGGCGCGTTACTACATCGAGCATGGCGTGAGAAATCTAAAGTTATGAATAATTACCGGTTTATGTGGTATGGAGGTTGGTGTGAGTCCATATAACGAATTCCGCTTACGCCGTCTGGTTGGGAGTCTGCGCGCCGCCGAGTTTGGTGTTGAATGTTGGGAAAAGGCGAAATACACCCCCTGGAAGTCGTGGCATTTGGCTCATGCTAAGGCAGTAGCTCAATACCGAGAGTACAAGTTAAGCAGTTTCCTTAAGCATCATGGGGTCGAGTTATGAGAGAAGCATTCGAACGATGGGCCGTCGTCGAGGGTCTGCCGGTTAACAAGGGTTCGAAGAAAGAGTACCTGAACGTTAAGACGCGTCTCGCCTGGCGGGCGTGGAAAGCCGGTGTGTTGTCTGTTGCGAATCAGCGGTGATTTATGGGCGAGTGGGTTAAGTGTAGTGAGCGGATGCCCGAACACACCCAAATGCTACTTGCATTTAGTCAAGGTGAAATCGTGGCCGCGTATTGGAACTGGATTGTAAATCCAATTGATTACAAGAAATATAGAGGTTTCATGTATTTATCTGGATACACCCTTGAGGGCGTGACTCACTGGATGCCGTTACCCGAGCCACCGGAAGTGTGATGTTCAATAGTTTGGGATTTTACTGAGTGACTTACGCTGCTGTGTAGCAGCGTACACCTTTAGATTAGTGTCGTCAAAAAGCGACACTTTCACGGAATGCAACAATCAACGCAACTATTGCAGGAGACGCAACAATGGAACAGGATAAATTAATAGTGGCGCAACCAAACATAATAGGGTACTATTACTTTATCGAAACGAGATAGAGGAGTGTGGGGCAGCAGAATGACAAGCATACTTTTCATATGGGTACTGTCCGCAGGTCAGATGCACCTCGCGGCAACAGAAACGTTTTACACATTAGAGGCGTGCCAGTCAGCGGCACGCGCCGCGGAGAACGCGCACTTCTTGTTTCAGGGTGACAGGCCCATCGATTCAGAAGTACGCGCTATATGCTCACCCAAGCGACTTGGTAAACAGGAGAAGTGATTATGAGCCTCGCAACTGATATCCTGAAACACGCCGGCATTAACCTGGCGCCACCCTCATCGGCGGTAACAAAGAAGGTTACTCGTGTTAAAGAAAAGGTTAAGCGTAAGCCGAAGCCTCGCGTAAAACCGGTTAACGAGATGCCGGACGTGTACCCCCGTATACCAGGGGTACATCAGCCGAAGTATTGTGTAGGTAAAGGTATGTGGCGCGCGCACTCCTACGACGGCAAGAAAGTGGTAAACCTCGGTGAGTTCAGTAGCCAGGCCAGGGCGCATATGGCCGTTAAACTGTACAAACTGTGGCGTAAACGCGGGTATTCCGAAATCCCACACAAGCCATCTATTCGACTTTATACGTTCAGGTAACTTATATGACTACTATAGCTTTCGACGGTAAAACAATGGCCTGTGATACCTGTGTCACCGGCAATTACAAATACCACACGGATACCAAGATTTACGAGAACGACCACTTTGTTATAGGGGTATCCGGGGACGCCGGGGTGGGTATGTTGTTGGTTGCCGATGATGAGATATTGACGCCTAAGCACTACGACTTCGACTTTTCGGCGCTGGTGTTTGTTAAAGAGGATAACCGTATTTTCGCGGTAGAATTCTGTAGGGCGTGGGACGCACCGTTAAGCTCGGTTATACCAATTGCAGGTAACGCTGCTGCCGTAGGCTCCGGGGCTCCGTATGCACTTACAGCCATGTTCATGGGCGCGACGGCAACGGAAGCGGTAGAGGTTGCGAAGAGGTTTGACCCTGGTACCGATGGAAGCGTGATAACACATCGACTAGGATAAATCCGAATTATCTGTTACTAAAATTGTCGTATAAATGCTAATCTCCGAAGGATAAACCAACTTTCGGAGATTTTTTATTGTGGACGATAAATACCTTTGGCTTAGTGTGGCGGGCCTCGCCGGGGGTGCCGTATCTCAGATTAAGAAGCGCGAGGCTATTTCGCCATGGTTGCGATTGTGCCATCTCACCGCTTCAGCCTGTTGTGCAGTGTACGCATCCCCCATAATTATAAGTTACTATGAATTATCGCAGTCTGAGGGTCAGTACCTGGTTCCTTTTGGTGTAGGTATGTTCTGGCTTAAATTGTTCGAAGCCGCAGATTCGTCCCTCAGCAACTTTAAGTTACCGTGGGGGAAATAACATGCTCAACTCACAAATCGGCGCCATTTGCCTGCTCGCAATCATCGTCACCTCGCTAATTAATATCTACGCACACTGGATTGAAGACGGTCTTTTCGGGCGTCTGTTGTATATGGCGTCGGCAATGACCGCTACGAGCGGCCTCGCCCATCTCGTTACCGGAGCTATTCCACCATATATAATTACAACTCTCATCGCCATACTCACGCTGAAGTCAATTCGTCACATTTGCGTGAAAGGCGCTCGCTACTACAAATACCGGAGGATGTATGTCAAACCGAAACATCAGTGATAATGGCCTCAAATTCACCGCCGCGTTCGAGGGTTTCCGGGGAACCGCGTACAAGGCAACGAAGAATGAGAAGTATCTTACTATTGGCTTCGGGCATTATGGTGCCGATGTGAAAGAAGGTCAGAAGATTACCGAAGGCCGGGGTCTTCTGCTTCTGCACAAGGATATGGCTAAGGCCGTAGCTGCGGTAGACGCGGTAGCACATCCGTCACTAAATCAGTCGCAGTTCGATGCAGTGTGTGACCTGGTGTATAACGCTGGTGCTGGTGTAATTGCCGCTTCTACCGGAACCGGACAGGCCCTGCGAAAAGGTGATATCGCTACCCTACGGAATAAGCTAACCCAGTTCCATTATCAGAACGGCAAATCACTCCTCGGATTGCGTCGTCGAGCCGCCGGTCGTGTTGCGCTGTTCGACGGTATGCTGTGGCAACAGGCTGAAGCTGTTGGCCGTGCCGCAAAGTAGGTTGACACACAGGAGGATTCCTAAGATACTAAACCTGCTCCTGTTGATTCATCCCTCTAGCTCCTTTATCCCGGTAACTGACCCCTACCGGGATTTTTTTTTATCTGTATCCTGAAATAATAGTTGACTAGTAACATTAACCCTATTATATTTAGTTCATCGATAACGAGAACGGAGTAGAGAAGATGAACGATAAAGCTTTTGACACCGAAGCATTCAAAGACGCGCAATTATTGGCACGCATTGCGGTAAACAACCTGAGCACACGAATCCCTGCGGATGCGTTCTGGTTTGCCGCAATGCAGACACTTAAAGCAGCATATATGGGAGAGAAGAAATGAACGACAACGAACAAGTAGCAGTAACGTTTAAGGTGGGTGGGAAAACAGAAAATACGCCTTTCCCGACACGCGAGGAATTGTTAAAACGCAACAGTTTCCCTGGGCCGGACAAGAACAAGTATCTCAATCGTATGTGGGGAGAGCGTAAAGAATGAGACGTAAACCATTGCCGAAAGTTGGTGATAGCTGGCTTACCAGTGAGTTTAGAAGGTTAAAAATAACCGCAGTTGTCCGTGAAAGACACTCAATGCCGCAGTTAGACGTTAAGGCTATTTGGTGTCTACATTTTAATGATGGTACTTGCGGGTACGTTGACGAGGACGAATTTTATGACCGACCGTGAATACGAAAAGATGATGGTAGGTTCGGCATCCGGCAGGTTTAAGATTGAGGCTGTAGACGCGCAAATTAAGGCACACCAGGCCGCACTAGATTACCTGAACGAATATCGCCGGGAGCTTATCAACCGCTACGACCTGAATAAGATTTTGATTGCAATTCCAGTGAAGGAGAGCGAACAGGAATGATTACCAGTATCCCAAAACTACTCGAGACCCACGGCACGTTAGCGGATACGTGCCGGGAGACAGGGCTTAATGAGATGACGTTATCCAAGTACCGCCATGACACAAAATGCGAGCAACATGTTATTTATAACAACAGACTGATGACACATACGAAAACGTCACCGGTTATCTATACAAAGCGCGGAGTATCTCGTAACGACCGCATGAAGTGACCACCATCAGGCCCGCTTCCGCGGGCTTTTCTGTACATAAGCCTGCCTTTCCCTATACAATCCTTAATAGACGCTCAGGGGGTGTCTGATGCGTTATGATGGTCATACGCATTTAAGAGAGGATTGTATGAAACTCAAGTTAAAACAGCCCGACGCTGAAGTGGTAGCCGCCGCGCACGAAGAAGCGGTTAGTGCTAACCGTCGCCGTAAACGTCCGCGTGGTAAACAAAGTCTGTACCAGTCATCCAGACATTCCGCTGAACTGTGGGACCCGGACTATTGTGACGAGTTAATCCGTTTCTTCGACCGCACGTCATGGGAGCTTGTACCTACGTCTAAGGGTGATGAACGCCCGCTTATCCAGGACAAACCGCCGTCGCTGGCCCGCTTCGCATTACACATCGGCGTCACTATCCCGATTATTAAGCTGTGGCTGCGCGAGATTCCAGCATTTGCAGAAGCCTATGAAACGGCACAGGCGCTGGAAGAGGCGTACTTCACTGAGACCGGTGCCGCTGGGATATCAGCTACGTTTGCTGCCGCGAAGCTGGGGTTGAATAAGAAAGACGAGCCTGAGAGCGAAGGCAACACATCGCAGAATATCACAGTAGTGATAAAGAAAGACACCGGCGAGTAATAGACGGGCTAAAATTGCGGAGAAAATGAAACGCACTATGGTGTGTCCGCACTGTGGCAAAGAATCTAACATAGCAAACGCGCATAGGTGGCACTTTGACAACTGCAAACACAAATGAGAAAGAAATGTTGCTTCTCCCTCACCAATACGAGCTATTGGCGGATACCACGACAAAGATAATCGGGCTGTGTTCCGGATTCGGGGGCGGTAAAACGTACAGTGCCGCGCGTAAAGCGGTGCATCTGGCTCTTCTTAACCCTGGTGTAGACGGGATAATAACGGAGCCGACGTTCCCTCTGTTAGTGCAGGTTATGTTTCCGGAACTTATGGCGGCGCTGGACTTCTTCGGCGTCAAATACAAGTTCAACAAGGTTGAGTCTATTTTTTATTGCGACATAAACGGGCAAACAACCCGTATTATTTGCGGAAGCATGGAGAACTATCAGCGACTTATCGGGATAAACGCGGCGTGGTGTGTGTGCGACGAGTTTGATACGGCTAAGCAAGAAACCGCTTATGCCGCGTATATGAAGCTGCTGGGTCGCCTTCGTAGAGGCAACGTGCGTCAACTGGTAATAGTGTCTACACCCGAGGGTTTCAAAGCGATGTACCAGATATTCGTAACCGAAGCCGATTCCAGCAAACGGCTAATACGCGCGAAGACAACCGATAACTACCACTTACCGGCAGACTACGTAGAGTCAATGCGCAGCCAGTACCCTGAGCAACTAATAAACGCCTACCTGAATGGCGAGTTCGTAAACCTTACATCTGGAGTTGTATATTACGGCTACCAACGGGGCAAATGCGAATCCAACGAAACTATTAAACCCGGTGAGCCTCTATACATTGGGCAGGATTTTAACGTCGGCAAAATGGCGTCATGCGTTTATGTAAAACGCGGTGCTGATTTTCATGCGGTAGCTGAGTTGGTCGACCTTTTTGATACCCCTGATGTAGTCCGCGTTATCAAGGAGCGGTGGGCGGGGCATCACATAATTATGTACCCAGACGCCAGTGGTCGTAACCGTAAAAGCAACTCCGCTTCAACATCCGATATAGCTATTCTGGAACAAGCAGGGTTCGAGATTAGAGCTAAATCAAAAAATCCGCCAGTGAAAGACCGTGTTGCCGCCAGTAACGCTGCATTCGA